CTTTGCATAAGGATTCGCTCTGTAGTCTATGCAACGTCAGGCGGGTAGATACCTGTCTACAAAGCTAATGTTGTACCCGTTGGTCAATCATACAACATGTACTCACAAAAAGAAAGCGCCTCTTTATTCTTGCTCAACCTCCATAACTTCTGTGGCAATAGGAAGGCTCACCGGGTGCTGGTAACACGCCTCTGGGTTTCCCTGACCCGCTTCAGTCAGAAACGTAGTCGCAGGTGGCTCTTGCCCCATAGGACACTTGCACTCAGCTATTCCGTTTGGGCCTATCTCGCAGTTCCAGCTAAAGCAGTTGCTGGCCCTAGCGCCTTGGTTGAGGCTGGCATCGCATTCTTGCACAGTTACCTTCATGTTTCGCATCAGCTTGCTAAAGTTGCTGGCCTCTTGCGGGTAGTATTTCTTGGGGGCAAATAAGCTCCATACATGCTCGCTATCGGTCGGATCGCAGGAACCCTGCATGTTGCCCATTGTGGTGTCTGCGATAGCTTCCCCGTTGAGGATAGGGCATTTGCATGCTACTTCTGGGTAGGCGATTCCGCTGGTCCCAGTAATCATTTTCCCAGTGGGTTTGCACGTCGATGCAGCGCACAGTGCGTATTCGCCTGTACAAGTGGTGATACCCGCCTGAGCGGTTCCGCCCAGCAATATCAAAGCCAAGATAAGTTTTTTCATTAGTGCGAACCCCTGTAATCAAACCGGACAACCACGCCTTCATCGGTGGAACCCGCTTGTGATTTGATTGTCAGTTTTGTTGTTGTGCTTGCTGGAGGCCAATCCAGATCAAAACTACATTTCCACTCATCCCCAGTTTTAATCACGCCAGATTTCTTTTTTTGTTTCTGGCTCGATTTATAAATATCAAATTCAACTTCCCATTCTTTCGTTTCGGGACGTTCGTTTTCGATCTGGTCGGTTCCAGTTATGACAATGTAGAAACTACACTTGTCGTAGGAACCCGGGACTTTGGTTTCGTCTGTGTTGTTTCCAGATGGTCCGAGACGCATGTCTCCATTTTTCCATTCAGCCATTTCTTCCTCCATGAAAAAGGGGCCGCGTTAAGCAGCCCCTTCTATTTAGTCTACAACTCGCTTTACGCGCCTTGTGAACCGTAGATACCCAGTGGGTCGGAAACGCCGAAGCTGTAACGCTCACGCGCTTTGTAGCGCACGTTGCCAGTGTCGAAGTCGCCGTCCATGCCAGTAGCCATCGGAGAACGTACGAAGTGCTTCATGCCGTTCGGGATGTCAGTGGTCAGGAACCAAGCGTCAGCATCTGTGAGGTAGTGATTGACACCGTAACCACCGGGAACAGCGCCGTTTGTGCTGATCGCGTTGATGTCGTTGTCAGCTGTACCTACACGAAGCTCTGTTTGCAGCAAGCGAGTTGCTACGAACTGCAGAGCAGACGGGATGATGAGCTTCTGAGCGCGAGCTGCGATCAAAAGGCCACGTTCGTCTACGTATGCTGCGATGTCGATAATCGCTTGTTCGAGAGAAGTCTCGTTAAGGTCAGCACTAACCGCTGGACGGTTAGAGTTTGTACCACCACCAGTTGTTGGGTGTGCAGTGCTGAACAGTGTTACACCGTCACCAGACTGGAAAGTGTCAAAGCCCGTGTTGAGCAATGAAGCAGCTTTAACCTGCTTGGTGTAGGCCATGGCGCGAGCCAAGGCTTTTGTGTAACGTGAGGACAACGAATCGTACAGGTTGTCTTCCATCGCTTCTTCAGTGATGGCGAAACCCATAGCAATTGTCTCGTGGGTGTAGCGAGCTGTAAACGCTTCTTGTGCATTGTCATATGCAATAGAAGAACCTTCAGCTTTTGTTGGTGCTGCACCAAAACCAGACAATTTGACCTCTTCCTCAAAACTACGTTCTGAGTTTTCAGTCTCATAGATGTCTTCATGTTCGTTTTCGTACTTGCCGTACTCAAGACCAAAGAGGGCGTTGAGGCCGGGAAGTAGTTCTTTGAGCGCCTGTGCGCGTGAGATAGCCATGTTTTATCCCTCCTTACAGGCCAACAGCGTTAGTCATGCTGCTGTAGCCGGGGTTAAGTTTAACCAAAAGATCAGGGAAAGCATCACCAATTGGAGATACGGCACCCACGATGCGGAAGGCGGCGGTGGTAGTCACAGTTGTCGCATCGACGGCACTTGTGGAGTTACCAGTAGCAGTGTTGCCAGTGGATGTAGACTGAGCAGCTGCGAAGAAAGTGTTCGCACCAATGTCAGACTGGTCCATAGCGCCATCTGCTTGTACTTGGAACAGTACGTTTGGATCGTCTACAACATACGCCTTGATAGCGCCGCCATTAGCAGTGCCGGAAGGATAGTACTGTGCAAACGTAGGTTGGCCTTGGTCGTTGACGTACTCACAACCTACAAACACACCAAGCGAACCAGTTAAGGTTGTACCTGTCGGGAATGCGTTAGTTGTGCCGTCGGCACCTGTTGCAGTTGATAGTGCGATGTAACCATCGGCACCGATGTGAACGACTTGGCCGTAGAAAAGGTTTGTGCCTTCTCCAGCGGGGTCGATCAGGTACTGGGATGTCGCCCCAGCGTAGGCCATACCGTCGGCACGTTTTACCGGCTTTAGGCCGTAGGGAGCAGCTGTAGTAGCCATGATGCTCTTCCTCCAGATTCATTTACTATAACAGTAAAGAGCAGCTGCTCCTTACCAGATGATTACCGCGAACTACGCTCTGGTCTAAGCATAGGCATACGCGGGTCAGACTCACGCATGTAATTTCTATCGACAGCTTCAGACTGATTTTGTGCAGACTCAAGTTGGCCGTAGATGCGGTCGTCTCGTAGCTCGGTCGGGATAGCGCAAAGCAATAACCCACCAACTTCGATATTGTCCTTAAAGCGAGAATCAATATCTGACATGATGTGTAGCTCAGGATAATCCACTGCCTTTACAGGCACATAGCCATCACGGAACCGTCCAGATACGTTTGTCATATCTGCATTACCCAAAGTAGATGTGCGAATCCAACGGAAGGAAAGCCCGTCACGTGGTTCGGGGGTAGGCAGCATTGACGAACGCTTCCAAGGTTTACGACGTTCACCCATTTCACGGGTTTCGGTTGTGCGTGGTTTACGATCAGCCATTTTGCATATCCTTTAGCTTTTGCGCCGCATAATCTTTATTAGATATTCCGAGACGCTTGGCGATTGCGGCCTCAGACGAGGTAATGACAACTTTGTTGCGTGATGAGGCGGTACTTCTACCCCCCGGGGCCACCACGGAGCCAGCCTTACGTTGTGGTTGTCGAACCTCGGGTTCCACGCCCGCAAAGCGATCTGGGTAACGAGACCGCATGGCCTCATTTATCTTATCATAGTACACATCTGACGTAGAATCAACGCCAGACTCTAATAGTTCTTCATGTACGAGCATAGCGTACCGTGTCATGCCCGTATCCTTCTGGAACCAATCGTTCTCAGCTACCCATTCTTGTGCCTTGCGATCCGGTTTGGGGATGCGCGGTGCTGGCTGTGGTGCTGGGGCAGATTGGTCTTGTACGGCCTGTCTCGCGGGCTTCCAATTTTCAACACGATCAGCCTCTAGCTGTAGTTTAGACAACTGCATTTGTGCTTCGAGCACTGCGTCTGGATCGCCAGCTTCGTAAGCCTCCTTGTAGGCCCGCTTCGCACTGTTAAGTTCAGATGCTACGCGCGCTTTGGCCTCGTTGACCAGTACGCCTTCGCCCTCAGAAAGGTTTTTACGGAGGCGTTCGGCCTCTTTCTTCTGGGATTCAGCGTAGCTAACAGCGGCTTCGCGTTCACGTTCAGCTTCTTCCTTACGACGACGTTCTTCGTGAAACTCAAACTTCAGCTTCTTAATGCGTTTCTGCACCGACTCGCTGTGCTTTTCGAGTTCTTCGTCTTCGGGGATGTCTGCTTCAGCATCCGCGGCGCGGCGTGGACGACCTTTATCCTGTTCAGGAGTATCGTCCTCGACCTCTACTTCAATCTCACCATCGGACATATCAACTTCGATGGCATCTTCGATTACGTCTTCTTCGACGACGGTTTCAAGTTCTTTACTCATACTCTGCTATACCCCCGTGGGTCTTCGACTACAGCCTCGACTGTGTCATCGTTAATAATGCGAAACTCTTTGTTATGTAGTTTAAAACGTGTGCCTGAGTACGATCGGAAGATGATAAAATCACCTTTTTCGCACCAAGGCCCGTTAGGAAACCGCTCTTTGTCAGTATAGGCTTCAGCGCCTACACTTATGACATAACCAATAATGGTGGCG